AGCACATAGGCCAGATGGATTATATGGAAGAAAGCCAAGAGACTGCAAAAGTAATTTTGCTGGCTCTTCTATGGATGCATCGCAAGTTATTGAACCAAATGTACAACTGTGCTGTCCAGGCGAAGAATCCGTTATGGTTGTATTGTAGGTGAGTTTTGAACTGACCCAATCCATCTTTACGCTATTTGGTGTCGTTCCGGCTCCATTAGGGGCTATAGGTTCACCAGTTGTTGCATCAATGGCTCTCCATTCCTGACCGGTCGAGAGTTGTGAATGGGAGCTGTCTGCGCCGTTATTATTGACAAGAATCTGCAGTTCTCCATAAACAGAACGGATACCGCCCATCCATTCCCATACATTACCGCAGAGATCCGCAATCCCTGCAGGCGAATTATCGTGGAACCATGACATAGGACCAGTTCCAGTGGCAACGCGCGCGATGTTCACGCTTTCATAATATGTCGGGATAGCCTTATAGTTGTTTTCACTTGAATGTTTGCCGAAATTATTATTGCCTTTCGGAATAAATCCGTTCTTCTCGCACCACTGGATAAGAAGTCCCCATTCCATACGAGTCATGAGATGCCAGCCTTCTCCTTTTGCCTCGCAATAGCCACGTGCATCATCAAAGTTAATAGAAGCTCTTGGATCCTGATTTGGCAAAGAATAAGCCCGCCCGTTTTTGACGATGTTCTGGTATTTGGATATCCAGATGGCGTCAACTTCATGACCGTTTACAATGAAAGCGGGGTGGACAGCGGTGGATTCTCCCATGCCAAGCTGTGCATATGTCTGCTTCGGAATCTTTACCATGATAGAGGGCATTCCCTTATCATCGTAAAGTATCTCATTGCCGGGACATACAGCGGAAAGCGCGAGATTTGAAAGATCAAAGTTTGCCATTGCTGTTTCCTCCTTTACTCAATAGACCATAAGGTCAGTGTAACGGTATCCATATCCAGCGGCACAGGAACACGCTGGGTCTCACCGTCAACCTCTTCCTCGGTATACTGTCTGGCCGGGATATCGATCTCAGCGACATATGCACGACCTGCAGCTGCGCCGATCACCAGAGTACGATCTTCATCGTAGCAGATATCAATATGCACCGGCCAATCTTGCTCACGGTTTGCAAGGTTAATGGTAAGGTCATCGTTAAAAGAGACCCGAGTACCATTAACTGAATACGGAATCTTTGGGCCTTCGTTCTTTTCAATGATAATCATTTCAGTAATCCTCCTATCACAGTGTATTTGACGGTCACGGATTTAGCAGAGCCCGTATAAGCTATTTTGAATCCGTTTATGAGTTTGTCGGTTATCTCAATTTCACCGACATTGCCGGAAGCACTGACGATCTCTGTGAGAACGATATACCCAGTGTTTTCTTTTCGCTTTGACAAGCTGATAGTTTGAATACTGTCGTTAAAAGGGAATGCGAGAGAGTTTGTCAAGGCGACAGTACCGGTTTCAATCTCCCATGAGTTTTGCCTGGCATAATTCAGCAGCAGGCCGACGGCGATATGCGCATCAACTATGCCGTTCTCAATGTTGTTGAACCGGACCTGATCCTGGGGAGTACCCTGCTGCATGACGGTACCGGCCGGAGTAATAGTCCATGTGCCATCACCGTTTTGAACAACATTATATCTGTTCGACGGATCCGTCACATGGTCAAGCCATTTTGTCCAATCGTACATATACTTAGACCTCCTTCTCGGTGACGGTGAAATCAAACCAGTACAGCACGCCAGTCTGTCCCGTCGATATTGTAATGCTGACATCCTGATACGCCCACAGGATGCCGTCGCTGTTGTAGAGCTCAACCCTGTTGACTGTCACCGTTCCTCCTGGAGCAATAGAGAGTAACGCTCTGACGGTGCCATTCCCTAAAATGGTGATGTCATTCAAGGCTGCTGCGTAAAATGTGGATCCTATACGATATCGAGCGCCTGCAATTCTTTTCTTGATAAAATTGCGAAGATCAGTGAAAGCTGCCGGATCGAGCATTTTATATCACCTTCCTTTCAAATTAGGCTGCCAAGAGCAGTTCCGCATGGCCTTGCGCTGTATGCCACTCCGGCTCCGGCCGTGCCCACATCCAAGTCGCTTACTTCAATGCCTCCCTGAGTCGCTATCACAGGATAGGTACCGCACAAGCGCACTCCATAAATCACATATCCAGTTGTTACACCGATTTCGATGTGAACTCGGCTGCGGTATATCAAAGCGTTGTCCTGCAGATGTGCCCGGATCGGCTTGTTCATGTCAACTGCACGGATAACTTCATCATGGGTAATAGATACTCTCTGTTGTGTAACATCCAGGATGATTCGAAAGAAAAATGGCAGGCCGCCATAGTCAAACCATTCCTCAATTTCGGAGCCGGGGTAAATATCACTTAGAGCTTTTTCGACAGCTCCGCGAGTGCCGAGCTTTTTATGCACCTGGAAGCTATCCTTGATTAAGGCTCGTTTTGCCTCGATGCCATAATCATATCCGTACCAATCGACCTTGAAGTCGTGAGCGAGAATGTCCAGAAGATCCTCCGGCAGATTATCAATCTGAGTATATATCCTCAGCCGGTCAATTTCTTCTTTGCGCGCAGAAAGGGCATCAGCTACAACTTGTGCCAATGCCCGCATTTTTTTATCTTTACGGAGTACGTCTGGGAGAGTACGCATAAGATTGTCGGAGGTAATGCCGTGATCAGTCATCTTCATAACCCCCGTTCGTTATCGTGATAGTTCCTACCTGTGCGACCTGAGGAACTGTATTGTCGCTCCCATCCCGAAGTGGTGAGTATGTAGGGGCTTCCATTTCAAGGCGCTTGATGCCGGTTTTCATAAGCAGGCTGCCGAGGTATGATGGGTTTATGTCGCGACCGAGCTTTGCGCTCTGCCATGATGTGTATTCCGCAACGGCTTCGTTCACACCGGCCTCGATCTCGGCAGCACTTAATGAAGTGTTGCGTGGGATGTAGTAGGTAAACGTGATATTATAAGTGACTGTCTCCGGATCGTCGACAACAACCAAGTCTGTCATTGGCCTTACATGCTCGTCGTTGCATGCAGCCAATACCGCATTCTTGATTTCATCACCGGCTATTGTTCCATCTGACATCAGGATATAAAGATTAACCTGGCCGGGTTCAGGTGAGTTCACAACGACATCAGCTATTTCGGTTGAAACCTGCTTCGCATAGTAGATATAGCCGCCCTTTGCTCCGGCCGTACTATATGCATCCTCGCTGGCACGCATCAGCTCATAATACTCATCGTCCGTCGCAACATCGGCGCCGTCGTCGCTCGCTGTTATGTTCTCGCAGTGGTCGTAATAGTTAAATACGTCCACCAGCGTATTGATCTGTCCGGGTGCGTAGCCGTTCCCTATGGTGCCGACGGTCTGACACTGGACCATCACATCGACGTAAGTGTCACCGATCGGGATATAGGCATCAGCTGTTGTCTCCCAAATCAAAGAATTATTCTTGTCCGTTACTCTTGTCCCTTTCGGCACCAGAATGGCGCTAGCCTGTGCCTCGGAGATATAAAAGCGGACAGTACAAATGGCGGCCTGAGCTGCCGGCCGTGTCTTATCATAAAACAATTCCCCGAGAGCATCAAGGTCGGCGCCTTCTGCCCGGCTGGGAATGTTCTGATTCCCCGTGTAGTTGTTTATTACGCGCTCTTGTATAATCACATCTGCTATCCACTGTATGAACAATCGCTCCGGGCTGGCCGGGTGCACGGTAACACCTGCAATTCTTTCATAGGCAGAAATAAGCTGTGATACAAGCGCGTTCGTATCCGTACTGATAAACTGATATTCCTTATTCCTAGGCATCTGTTATTTCCACCTCCACTTTTGCGATGAGTTTGCCCGGCGAATCCAAATCATTCTCAAGGAAAATATTAAGGATGTTGGCCCGCGGCTCATACTCTGTAATCGCGTCTTTGATCTCCGCAATCAGCAGCGGCCTTGCCACCGCCATAGGTTTGTCTATGAACTGCATGGGCAGGCCGAAATCACGATAAAGCGGAACGGAGAGCTGACGCGTCGACAGAATGATAGCAATGTTTTGCAGGACAG